GAAAGAGATATACAAAGAAAGGAATTAGAACAACAATTTGAAGAGAATAAAGAATTAATTAATAGGCAAGTTACAGACGAAACAGAAAAAAATGAGCTTTTGTTAATTGCTGAGCAAGATTTTAAAACAAAATTAAAAGAATTAAACGATGGTTTTGATGCTGAAGATTTAGCAAATAAAAAGGCTAATGATGAAGCCAAAAAGAAGATTGATGACGAAACAAAGGCGGCACAGTTAGCAAATGCAGAACAAGTGGGAAGTGCTATAGGTACTTTAGCTGGTATAGCTGGTGAAGGTACTGCTGCCGGTAAGGCTTTAGGGGTTGCTTCTGCAACTATTGACACTTATGTAGGAGCAAATAAGGCTATAGCGCAAGGCGGTTTTGCTGGTATTGCCCAAGCGATTGCAATTATAGCGACAGGGCTTACAAATGTAAAAACAATTTTAAGTACTAAAGTACCTAAAACAAACGTAGGGGGTGTATCTACTGGCGGAGGCGGTGGAGGCGGTGGAGCGCAAGTGCAAGCACCGTCCTTTAATATTGTAGGGGCTACCGATACAAACCAACTAGCGGATGCGATAAGCGGACAGACTCAGCAACCAATACAAGCTTTTGTTGTAGCTAATGACGTTACAACCGCTCAGAGCCTTGAAAATAACATAGTTGAAGGAGCAACATTGTAAATACAAAAAAAATAAATTAATTTATATATTAGTATGAGAATAGTTGAACTAGTTTTAGACGAAGATCAGGAAATAGGTATTGAAGCTATTAGTGTGGTTGAAAACCCTGCTATCGAAGAAGATTTTATAGCTTTAAAATCACAAGAATTTAAATTAGCTGAGATAGATAAGGAAAAGCGCATTTTAATGGGAGCTTTGCTTATACCAAACAAGCCTATTTATAGACGCAACGGTGAGGATGAGTATTACATATATTTTTCTAAAGATACTGTCCTAAAAGCTTCTCAAATGTACCTGATGCAAGGTAAACAAAACAATTCTACATTAGAACATCAATACGAGTTAAACGGGTTAAGTCTGGTTGAGTCTTGGCTAGTGGAAGATAAAGTACATGACAAATCCGTTAAGTATGGCATGGATCTCCCGTTGGGAACCTGGGTTGGTGCTGTTAAAGTTAATAACGATAAAATTTGGCAAGAGTTTGTAAAAACCGGTAAAGTCAAAGGCTTTTCTATAGAAGGTTACTTTGCTGATAAAATGGAAAGACCAAAAGAAAAGATCAATGATTTTAGTAGTGATAAAGTGCTGCGAGATCTTGATAAAAGCGAAGCCGAATATTTATTAAGTGAAGTTAAAGCTGTCTTAAAAAACGAAGACGTAGAATTAGAAAGCTATTCTGACTATCCTAGCGGAGTAAAAAACAACGCTAAAAGAGGTTTAGAATTAAATAAAAAAGTAGACAATAAATGCGCTACACAAGTTGGTAAAGTTAGAGCACAACAATTAGCTCAAGGAAAACCAATAACAAAAGAAACTATAAAGCGTATGTACTCTTATTTGTCTAGAGCAGAAACTTATTATGATGAAGGAGACACCAAAGCCTGCGGAACAATATCGTATTTGCTTTGGGGCGGTAAAGCTGGAAAACGTTGGGCTGAAAGTAAACTAAAAGAACTAGGTGAAATAGAACTAGTTAGTGAAATAGTAAACGACTTTATGGCTATTATTGACGATCGTTTAGCATACGCTACTGAAGAGTTAGCTATTCAAGCTGCAAAAGATATTGGTTGTGAACAATACCATGAACATGAGTTCGAAGGTAAAACTTGGTATATGCCGTGTGAGCAACATAATTTAAAGGCTCCGTGTCACGATGGCTACGAGCAGTATGGAATGAAAATGAAAAACGGTAGATTAGTACCAAATTGCATACCAATTAAATGAAAAAATTTTTTAAATTTATAACACCAAGTAAAACTAGTCCAAAAAGCGGACGTAGAGGTGGTTGTCTTTGTAAAGATAACACTTATAAAACAAAATGCTGCGACGGGAGTCTTGGAGCACAAGGAATTGGTAACATATAAAATAAAATAAATAAAAATGAACACATTTTCACGGGTATTAAATAGAATAAATGCTAAAAATCAAAGAATAGATTTATCACTTGTTGATGACTTAAAAAAATCAATCAACGATACTTATACTAATAAAGAAACTTTAAGTGTTAAAGATTTAGACAACTTACTATCTAAGCTTAATTCAACTTATAAATCTTTTGAAAGAGAAGGTAAAGCTATGGTAAAAGCTTGGAATAAGGTTAAGAGTATATTTAGGGATGGTAATGTTAAAAGAGCAACTATTAAAAAACAAATAGAAAAATACGAAGCAACAGCTAAAGAGTTAGGAATTAACGCAAACGACTCTTCTGTTTTATTAGAAGCAAAAAAAGCTGAGCGTGAAACAGTTGAAGCACTCTTACTATGGGATGACATACAAGCCACTTGGGACCAATTTTACGACAAGGTTAAAAACTCCCTATAAAAATATAACATATAAAATAAAATAAAAATGAGTACGTACAAAAAAGTATTAAAACAATTAAACAAATCAGAGCAGCTTGTTAAAAAAACCGAGTTGTCAATAAACAAGGTAGAGTTAGCCTTAATAGATGACATACGAAAGCAAGCAAATGAAATAGAAAAAATTCGCGTATCAGCGGTGAAGGACGCGGATAAAGTTGAGTCGGATTTTAAAAAAGTAAAAGCAGCTAACAGCAAAAGAATAGAAAAAGCGCGAGCTATTCAAAAGGAAATTATAAGATCTTTATTAAAAGCAGATAAAGCAGCTAAAGACTTAGGGCTTAGTTTGCCTAAAGCGTTTGATGAATTGGAACAAGAGTCTAGAAACAATATAGGTAAAATTCCTACATCAAATAATAGTAAAGTTTTTTCTTCTTTTTAAAAATACAAATTTAATTTTAAACACTTATATATTAACATGAACACTAATGATATGATTGAAAAAATCAAGAATGTTCTTAACTTATCAGAAGAGGTAAAGTTAGAACAAATGAAGTTAGAGAACGGAACTGTTTTAGAAGCAGAGTCGTTTGAAGCTGGAAAAGAAGTCTTTATAGTTACTGAAGACGAAAAGGTAGCCGTACCAGTTGGTGAATACGAATTGGAGGACGGTAAAATGATAGTAATAGCTGAAGAAGGGGTTATCTCTGAGATTAAAGACGCTGAAGCTGCTGAAGAGGAAGTCGAAGAAGTAGAAGCTGAAGACGAAAAGAAAGAAGAGGAAATGGCTTATGCTACTAAAGAGGAACTAGCTGAAGTTAAAGAAATGGTCGAAGAGATTAAATCTATGTTAGAGCCTAAAGAGGAAATGAGTGCTGATGATCTTGGTAATTTAATGACCGAAGAGCTATCTAAACACGAATTAAGCGAAGTACCCGCTAACGTGCAGGCTGAACTTAACCAACCAGCTGCTGAACCTATTAAAGCAAACCCTGAAGTTAAACAAAACAATGTTAACTTTAAATTTGCACAAAATCGTAAAGTATCAACTTTCGATAGAGTATTAAATAAAATAATTAACAACTAAAATTAAATAAAATGCCAAACCCAACAATTACAAGCTCCAGTTATGCTGGAGAATTTGCCGGGAAGTACCTAGGTGCTGCCCTTTTATCTGCTTCAACTTTGGATGCTGGAGCTGTAACAATCTTGCCTAACATCAAGTATAAAGCTGCTATGAAAGTAGGAGTTATGTCAAACTTGGTTCGTTCTGCTGATTGTGATTTTGATTCAACTACTTCAGGTCTTACATTGACTGAAAAAGTATTGACTCCAACTGAATTGCAAGTAAACTTACAAATCTGTAAAAAAGAACTACACGCGGATTGGGAAGCTGCTCAAATGGGCTTTTCTGCTTTTGACCAACTGCCTCCATTGTTTTCTGACTACGTTATCTCAAGAGTAGCTGCTGAGGTTGCTAACGCAACTGAAACTTCTATTTGGAGCGGAGCTGCTGGAGAAGGTTCTTTCGACGGTTATTTAACAACTTGCTTAAACGATAGTGGTGTAAACGACATTACTGCCGAGGCTATTACCTCTAGTAACGTAATTGCTCAAATGGGAGCAGTTGTAGATTCAGCGGTTACAAATGCACCAGCTGTTTTAGGTAAGGAAGATTTGACTCTTTATGTTTCAACTAACGTGGCTCAAGCTTACATTCGCGCTTTAGGTGGTTTTGCATCTAACATCGGAGCCGCTGGTACTGATAACAAAGGTACACAATGGTATAACGGAGGAGCTTTATCTTTTGAAGGTATTAATATCTTTGTGGCTAAAGGTTTTGGAAGCAACAAAATGTTGTTGACACCTAAGTCGAACTTGTTTTTTGGAACTGGCTTATTAGATGACAGAAACGAAGTTAAAGTTATTGACATGGCTGACATTGATGGATCACAAAACGTAAGAGTTGTAATGAGATATACTGCTGGTGTTCAAATTGGCATCGGTAACGATATTGTGCTTTACTCTTAATAAATTAAATTAATCAACGTAAATTAGGGTAGGCAAAACTGCCTGCCCTTTTTTATTAAATAAAAAAAAATATGGCTTGTGCGATAACAAAAGGTAGAGGGGTTGGATGTAAGACCGCTTTTGCCGGAATTAAAAATATTTACATCTTAGACTACAGTGCCGCTATTGCTGCTTTAGGTGATAGTAGTGGTACTATAACACTACCAACTGACAACTCTGCTGAGTTTTTTAAGTTCGAGGTAAAAGGCGGTTTGAGTTCTTTAGAGACTACTGTAACATCTAGTAGAGAAAACGGAACTACTTTTTACGAAAGTACCTTAAATGTTACCTTTCAAAACTTAGACGTAGCTACACAAGAAGAGATTAAACTTCTAAATAGAGGTCGCGCGCATTACGTTGTAGAAATGTACCCAGACGGTGCCGGGAATACTAAGCGTTTATTGTTAGGTAGAGACAACGGCGCTGAAATTACCGGTGGTACTATTGTTACTGGTGCTGCACCTGGAGATTTACAGGGCTTTACTTTAACAGCGGTTGCTACCGAAGTGTTCCCACCGTTCTTTTGTACTGAACCAGACGTGAGTGCTGTAACACCTATTACGCCTGCATAGTAATTTATTTATATTTAAAATTAGCCTTACTTTTTGTAGGGCTTTTTTTTACAAAAAAACTAATTTTGTTTATATATTAGTATGAAGATTATAGCAACAAGCGGCACTAAGGCTTTAAAAATTATACCTAGAACATTTTTTGCTGGTACAATTAACCTTAAACTAACAAATGAAAGCACTGGCGGAGTGGTTAACACAACTGCCACGGCTTCAACTGACCGTAATTACATGTCTTTTACTGGTACATTTGGCACGCTAGTTGAAGGTGAATTTTATATGCTAGAGGTTTTGTTGTCAGGTGCAACAATTTATAAAGACAAAGTATTTTGTACAGACCAAACTATAAATCAAGCAAACAACGATTACTATTCTGTTAATAGTGGCGAATACACCACCGAGAATAGCTTTGATAACGATTACATAATTTTATGAACGATTTAAGGATAGTAAATTTAAGCAGTTACACAAGCCCAGAAATTGTAGAGAAGTCTAACAAACAATGGGTGGCTTATGGTAGTGATAACAACTACTTTGGTTACTTAATAGACCGCTATAATGGCTCGCCGACAAATAACGCTATTATAAATGGTGTTAGCCAAATGATTTACGGTAAAGGTTTAGATGCTTTGAATTCAAATAAAAAGCCAGAGCAATACGCCAAAATGGTTAGTTTGTTTAACAAAGATTGTGTGCGTAAACTATGCTACGATTTAAAACTAATGGGACAATGTGCTATTCAGGTAATTTATTCAAAGGATCGCAAGACTATAGCTCAAGTTGAACATATACCTGTCGAGAATTTAAGAGCAGAAAAGTGTAACGAAAAAGGAGACATAGCTGGTTACTATTATGCAGACGATTGGACTAAAGTAAATTCAAGAACAGAATTGAAACGTATACCGGCTTTCGGTTTTTCTAAAGAAAGCATAGAAATTATATACGTGAAACCATATAGAGCAGGCTATAAATACTATTCTAGCCCAGACTATCAAGGTGGATTGCAATATGCTGAACTCGAAGAAGAGATCTCAAACTATCACTTAAATAATATACTAAACGGTCTTGCGCCTTCAATGTTAATTAACTTTAACAACGGTACACCAAACGCTGAAGAGCGACAAATGTTAGAAAACCGTATCTACTCTAAATTTAGTGGAAGTAGCAATGCTGGTAAGTTTATACTTGCCTTTAATGATAATGCTGAAAGTCAAGCCACGATAGAGCCAATACAATTAAGCGAAGCACACCAACAATATCAATTTTTGTCAGACGAAAGCGGTAAAAAAATAATGGTAGCACATAGAATTGTAAGTCCTATGCTGTTAGGTATTAAAGATAATAGTGGCTTAGGTAATAACGCAGACGAATTGCAAACCGCGTCTATATTAATGGATAACACGGTTATAAGACCTTTTCAGCACCTTCTTATTGACGCCTTTGATTCTATATTAGCTTACAATAATATATCACTAAAACTATATTTTAAGACACTACAACCGCTTGAGTTTACTGATCTTGAAAACGTTGAAGACGAAGAAACAAAAGAAGAGGAAACAGGTGTAAAACTTTCTAAAGAGTTACCAAACGAAGTAGGTTCAGCTATTGCAGATGCTTTAATAGATCTCGGTGAAGATGAAGATGAGCTATTGAAAGCTTATGAGATAGTAGACGAGAGAGAAGTTAATTACGAAGAAGAGACTGGCCTTGATGAAGTTATAACAGACTTAAATAAGCCAAATACTGAGGAAAAACAAAAAAGCACGTTATCTAAGATTTGGCAGTTTGTTAGTACTGGTAGCGCTAAGCCATATAGAGATAGTGAGCAAGACGGCACAAGTAAACAGTCAAGGGAATTTGGTGTCGAGTTTTTAGTTAGATACATGTACAGTCCACAAAAGTACAGTGCTAACTCTAGAGATTTTTGCAAGAAAATGGTTAACGCTAAAAAAGTTTATAGAAAAGAAGATATTGTAGCTATGGAGAATGTATCTGTTAATGCTGGCTTTGGTAAAGGCGGTAGTGATACGTATTCGATATGGTTGTATAAAGGCGGAGCTAGGTGTCAGCATAAATGGTTGAGAAAAACATACCAAAGATTTGAAAAAGACAAAGGTTTAGGTACTGAGATAACAACAACACAAGCTAGGAGTAGGGGTTTTAGACCAAAAGCAAACGAAAAAGAAGTACCCGTAGCACCAAAAGACATGAAATATAAAGGCTATACGCGCGAGTATTGGAATAAAATGAAATTTAAAAACTAAATGGCAACGGTACTATTCATAAACAGAACAGATCTAGTTAAAAACTCAATCCTTGACGGTAACGTTGACACGGATAAGTTTATACAATTTATTAAAGTTGCACAGCAAATAGACATACAAAACTTGCTTGGCACAGATCTTTATAACAAAATAAGTAGTGATATAGCCTCGGGTGCATCAGGTGGCACTGGTTTAACTGGTAATTATCTTACATTAGTTAACACGTATGTGCAACCAACGCTTATCTGGTTTGCCCAAATGAATTATATACCTTTTGCCGCGTATCAAATTAAGAACGGTGGAGTGTTTAAGCATAGTAGTGAAACAGCGCAAAACGTAGAAAAAAACGAAGTAGACTATTTAGTTAGCAAAGCTAGAGAGTATGCAAATTATTACTCAACTAGGATGGTTGATTATTTAAGTTTTAACGATAATTTGTTTCCAGAGTACAATACTAATAGCGACGAAGACATATATCCTGATAGCGACACAACTTTTAAAGGTTGGGTACTGTGAGATACAAGGTAAAACAAAAAAACTTAATTAAGTTGAAAAAATATATAATTAAGGCTTTGAAAAATAAAAAAAA